GAGCGATCGTTGTGGTCATGACAAGATGGTCAGAAGACGACTTAACAGAGCGTTTGATCGAAGCACAGAGCAAAGATGAGAACGCAGACAAGTGGCACATCGTCGATTTCCCAGCGATCATGGACGACGGACAACCGCAATGGCCAGAATTTTGGAAAAAAGATCAATTGGACGCTGTCAAAGCGTCGTTACCCGTCGGAAAATGGAACGCACAGTGGCAACAAGAGCCGACATCAGAAGAAACATCGCTTATTAAGCGTGAATGGTGGCAAGAATGGGACAAACCCGAGCCTCCGTTGCAATATGTTATTCAAAGTTACGATACTGCGTTCAGTTCTAGGGACAATGCGGACTTTTCTGCGATCACGACGTGGGGAATTTTCTATAATGAGGTGACCGGTAAGCAGAATATCATGCTCATGGAAGCCGATAAGGGCAGATGGGACTTTCCCGACCTCAAAAGAATTGCATTAGAGAAGCATGCCTACTGGCAACCCGAACAAATCATCGTGGAAGCGAAAGCATCAGGACTTCCATTGACTCATGAACTGCAAGCCATGGGAATACCCGTGATTAATTTTACTCCGAGTCGGGGAAACGACAAATTCGTTCGAGTCAATTCTGTTTCACCGTTATTTGAAAGTGGAATGGTGTGGTATCCACCATATAAGTGGGCAGAAGAAGTTATTGAAGAGTGTGCCGCTTTCCCTTATGGTAGAAATGATGACTATGTGGATTCGATGACACAAGCGCTAATGCGATATCGACAGTTTGGTGCATTGGTTCACGAAGATGACGAGGAAGTAGATTGGAGACCTCGACGTAAGATTGCATTTTATGGATCTTAGGGTATAAATAACAAATGGCTGATATTGATAAAACGTTAAACGAAGCACCTCAAGGTGTGGAAGAAGAAATTACTACAGAAGAAGTCACGACTCCGATGGAGATTGAAGTCGAAGGGGAAGAAGACGTCGTCAACCTTGGTCCGTCGCCCGAGGACGATGGCCAGGGATTCGCAGACAACTTAGCCAACAACATTCCAGAAGAATTATTAGCAAAAATTTCCAACGAACTCCGATCACAGTTCTCGGTCGACCAGACCAGTAGAAAAGATTGGGAGCAAAGTTACATCAAAGGATTAGATTTATTAGGATTCAAATATCAAGAAGTCAGCGAACCGTTTAGAGGCGCTGCATCAGTTTCTCATCCACTACTCGCTGAGGCCGTCACGCAGTTTCAAGCAGGAGCTTATAAAGAGCTCTTGCCTGCGGGGGGTCCCGTCAAGACAACGATCATCGGTGAAGTGAGCGATGCGATTGAACAACAAGCAGAGCGTGTGAAAGAATTTATGAACTATCAAATTGTGTACAAGATGAAAGAGTATGACGCAGAAACCGATCAAATGCTTTTTCATTTACCCTTAGCCGGTAGTGCATTTAAAAAAGTTTACTACGATGGCAACATGGGCAGACCGTGTGCGAAGTTTATTCCGAGTGAAGACTTGGTGGTGAACTATGGAGCATCCGAATTAGAAGATGCAGAACGTATTACACACATAATAAAAATTTCTCCGAACGATTTAAGACGACAGATGCTTTCTGGGTTTTACCGAGATATTGAGATTGACGAGAACGACGAATTGTATTCTTCGTATTCCGACATACAGGAAAAGTATGACGAGTTAGAAGGTGTACAGAAGTCAGAGTACGCAGGACAATATCAGTTACTCGAAATGCACGTGGATTTAGATTTAGAAGGTTTTGAAAACTTAGGAGAAGATGGTGAGCCCACAGGATTGAAACTGCCTTACGTCGTGACACTCGAACAAGGCACCGGAAAAATTTTATCAATCTACCGAAACTATTTGCAGAACGATCCGATGTTCATGAGACAAAAATATTTTGTCCATTACAAGTTTTTACCTGGACTTGGATTTTATGGTTTTGGTTTAGTGCATATGCTAGGCGGTTTAACTCGCACCGCTACCGCAGCACTACGAGCACTGCTCGATGCAGGTACATTATCCAACTTACCTGCCGGATTCAAATCAAGAGGACTTCGAGTCAGAGATGATGAAGAGCCTTTAACCCCTGGTGAATTTAGAGATGTCGATGCGCCAGGAGGAGATTTACGAAATGCCTTAATGCCATTGCCTTACAAAGGACCCGATGGCACCTTATTTCAATTACTCGGTTATGTGGTGGATGCCGGAAGAAGATTTGCAGCTATTGCTGATATGAAAGTGGGCGATGGTTCGCAAGCAAATCCTGTGGGTACCACCATGGCATTATTAGAACAAGGTTCCAAAGTGATGAGCGCTATTCACAAGCGTTGTCATAATGCACAAAAAGAAGAATTTGAATTACTCGCAAGATTATTTGCTAGTGCACTTCCACCAGAATATCCTTACAATGTATCAGGTGGAAACAGACAAATTAAAGCGACAGACTTTGATGACAGAGTGGATGTCATGCCCGTATCGGATCCGAACATCTTTTCGATGTCTCAGAGAATTATGTTGGCACAAACACAATTACAATTAGCACAAAGTAATCCACAGATTCATAATTTATACGAAGCGTATCGCAGAATGTATATGGCGTTAGGAGTACAACAGGTAGAAGCCATTCTTCCTCCTCCGGCTAAACCCACACCTTTAGATCCAGGAATGGAAAATGCACAGTCACTGCGCAATCAATCATTAGTGGTATTCCCCGAACAAGATCACGAAGCTCACATCGAAGCACACCGTGCCTTTATGAGTTCATTCTTAGTTCGAAATAATCCTCAAGTGATGACCATCTTACAAGCACACATTGTTGAACATATGTCTGCACAAGCTAGAAACGAAGTGATGATGGAAGTTACACCGCAGATTAACGAACAGGCAATGAAGTTCGGTGGGCAGATACCGCCAGAACTACAACAACAGTTTAACGCACAGATTGAAAAACAGGTTGCTATTAAAGTTGCAGCGAAGATTGATGAAGCGGTAGCAGAAGAACAAGAAGCTTTAGGATTTGGTCAACAAGGTCAAGATCCGTTGGTAGCGATCAAACAACGAGAGTTAGATATCGAGCAACAGAAATTAAATTTAGATGCTGCAGATGATTTAGCTCAGAACAAATTAGATGAAGAAAAACTAAGCTACAAAAAATCTTATGATGCACAAAAGATTCAACAACAGTACGATATTCAGAATCAAAGAACAGCAGTTCAAATGGAGAGATTAAATGCCTCTAAAAAAAGGTAGTGGAAAAAAGACAATCAGTGATAATATATCTAAATTGAGGAAAGAAGGTAAACCTCAGAAACAAGCAATTGCGATTGCACTACAGAAGGCAGGTAAATCGAATGTCAAAAAAACAAAAAGAAAAAAGTAACGTCTTAGATAAGATCGATAAACAAGCAGTCGATTCTCTCACCTATGAATTTAAATTATTATTTAATCTATATGTTTCTCAAGGCACTGATCCGTTGGCCATTGCTAGTTCTTTTCTTGCTGCAGGTCAGTGGGCCATGTACAAAGAAATAGGTTTAAAAGAGACACAAGATTTGTTAAAGTTGTTGTCAACTTATAAATACGAGACTGAACCGTTGTACAGTCGAACAATACATTAGGAGTAACAATGGCGGATATTAAAGACAAGATAAGAGAAAATCTTAGGAAGACATACCCAGATATGTCCGACAGAGATATGGATAAAAGCGTAGATAGATTTATTAGAAACATCGATAAGATGTTGCCTACTCCTGATAGTAAAATGAATGGCACTGTTAAAAAAGCAGATGGTGGCATGATGAAAAAAAGTTTAAAACCAGTTGATAAAAAGAAAAATCCAGGTTTAGCAAAGCTACCGACTGGTGTACGAAATAAAATGGGCTACATGAAAGACGGTGGTGCAGTAAAGAAAAAAGAAGGCGGAATGGTTTTAGAAATCGGTTTACGTCCTGCAACAAAAGACGAAATGAAAATGGCAAAGAAGATGAAGAAGCCAATGAAAAAAGCGGGCGGTGGCATGGTTCGTGGTACAGGTGCAGCGATCACAGGAAAAGGTTTCAAAGGAGTATTCTAAATGGCCGTTCAACAATTAGCCAAGAAGCAAGCTCAAAAAGAAAAGAAGAAGCAAAAAGATTTAGATGCTAAGTTTTCAAAAGATGAAGAAGAGGCAATTGAAAGAGCCGGGAAACATCAAGAGTTTATGAAAGGTATTTATAAGCAAGGTGTTCCTAAAGGACAGGATAAGCCTCCAAAATTTCCAAAGATGAAACCAGGACAGAAACCTAAAAAACCTAAGACACCTAAAAAAGAAGGTATGGAGATTGAATCACTTGGACCAATTTTAGAAGCTAAAGATGGTGGGTCAGTGGAAGGAAAAAGACTCACAAGAACAGTTCCCCCTAAAAAGGGACCTAACTCTCAAGGCATGAGAGGAACTGGTGCTGCGATTCGTGGTACCAAATTCAAAGGAGTATTCTAATGGATATGATCAAAA